CACCCGAAACAACTCAAAGCATTAGACGCATTAATCAGATAATAAAAGAATTTAGAAGTATTTCATTGTCTATATATGGCGATTATAACGATAAGGATATCTTATCGGAATTGGAAGCCTTCGCCATTAGTGAGGGTGATTTTACTATTGACAGCTTAAAATCAGTCATTAAATCATCCGCAGAATTAACCTCTCCAGCTCCAGTTCAATTGTGGGCTGGTGTGAACTCAACGCCTTTAGTTATACCTGGTCAAGGTGGTGTAAATTTATTGCAGCCTTACATTAAAGAAATGGAAGCTATTCAGATTAAGAAAGTATCAGACTTAATTAAAGTCGGATTTATGACGGGTAGGACTTCACAACAGATAGCGCGAGATATTGCAGGAAAAGACGGTTATCTAGACAAGCAGAATAAACGGGCCATTAAATCAATGGTACGCACTGCGACTAATCACGTTAGTAATATTGCACGACAAAAAACCTATGATGAGAACGATGACATTGTTATCGGTTACGAATGGGTATCAACTTTAGATGGTCGAACAAGTAATATATGTAAGGGATTAGACGGCACTATATTTTTAAATAAAGACAAAGATAAACGCTACCCTCCTGCACACGTAGGATGTAGAAGCACTACAGCACCATATTTAAACCCTATATACGCTGATGAAGATAACGGTACACGTGCAAGTGCTGGCGTATCAGGTGGTAAGCAGGTTGATGCTGATTTGAGTTATTATGAATGGCTAGAACAACAAGGCAGACAAGGCAAGAAAGGCCAAGCATTTGTTGCTGACGTACTAGGTAAAGAAAGGGCTGATTTATTCTTAAATGGTGGGTTAAGTGTTGCGAAGTTTAAGCAACTGACAATGGACGATCTATTTAGACCGTTACCACTATCAGAGCTTAAAAAGAAAACTAGCTTACAACTAGCTTTTGATAAAATTGATGGTTAATTAATAATCTCGGCGTATTTTTTAGGTTTTTTGTATACTCCACTATAACAATTAAAGGTTTCCACCTCTTTTTTATATTTATCATATGACTGGCTTTCACCAAAATTTGTACCACACTGATTAATGAAGTCGCTATATGTTTCACCTGAACATATAACCCCGTTATCATCATGAATAACTAAATCATGGTCAAATGTTTGCCCTTCATACATCATTACTATGTTAATCATTTTGTCCATTTTCTTTAGTACCCTCCACACTTGACAGTTTAATCATTAAACACCCAAAGCCAGCACATAACACAGCACATATAACGTGCAGCATTTGATAAATCTGATGGATTGATGATTTAACTTCCATCCCAAAACCAACAACCACAAATAAAAATGCAACGCCAAAAAACACAAACCCGATAAAAATCTCTAATGATCTCATTACTCTTTCCTTTTAATTAAAAATAAATACTAGTGACATTATTGCCATTAGCAAAAGTGAATATCACTTTGTCGTATGCTGTTATATTATAAACTGCACTGCATGACTTATAAGCTCTCGACTTGTAGCAATCAACATTGTGCGGCTTAATCTCAACCTTGGATATCATTCGCTCGTAGCTATCGCCAACCTTTACAGAGCTTAGTCTTTCTATGTATCTATCTTGCGCCTCAGTTAAAGCACACCCGCTAAATAATATTGCCGTTACTGCTGTTATTAATTTAATCATTTTTACTCTCCAGTTCATTTATTTTATCAACTATCTTTTTATTTTGCTTATTGTCTTTCTTTTCATGGTCACGATACCAGCGCAATGAGTAACCTATTTCTTTACAGAACTCAGGCAATGAGTAACCTTTATCTTTAATCTTTCTTGTTAGCTTGTTCATTTATTAAGTCCTCCTTTTTGGATAAAGTCTTTTTTGCAAAGAAAATAGCATTCAACGTTGCTGATGAAACTTTCCACCCTCTTCCTTGCTCAGTTAGCGCGCTTATATTAGGCATTTTTGCGCACTCAATAAAAGCATCAAATGCTTCAGCCTTTAACTCAATATCTGTTTTCATTATAAACCCCTGTTATTTGCATTATTAGCATTAATATAATGCACTAATTGCATCATTACAAGCTTCATTTTGATTTAATGTTAAATAGTGTTAAAATAACTCAAGTGGTCGATTTGGCCAATTAATGCGCTAAGCGCTAACTAACCTCAAGGGTTTAACATGTTGAACGGATTAGAAGGTATTGATTTAACGGCTCCAGATGCTTTAGATAAAATTAACGCACTGGCTAAAGGTTTATCAGACAAGAACACAGACTTACTTGGTAAAATATCATCAGGTAAAGAGCAATATAGTGCTAGTGCTGCCGAGTTGGAAAACTTACGCCTATTCAAACAAGGGGCAGATCAAAAGCTTCTTGAAGAAGGTCAGCAGTACGAACAGGCTAAAGCTGGAATATTAGAATCACACGCAGCCGAGTTATTAAAGGCTAACGAGCGTGGTAACTCAGCAGAGGCGCAATTGAAAACATTACTTATTGATAACGGCTTAAGCGCTGCACTCGACGGAGTGAATATTAATAAGAATTTAAAGGCGGGAGCTGTGGCAATGCTACAAGCAAACGCAGTAATTGCCGATGGTCAAGCCATGATTGGTGATAAATCGCTAAGCGATGCAGTAAGTGAGTGGGCAGCAACCGAAACGGGTAAAGCTTTCTGTCTCGCAGAAAATAATAGCGGCGGTAACGGTAACGGCGGAACTAATACGCCAACTGGGAAGCCATTAACATTAACTGAACAAGCGATCCTCGCTAATCAGAATAAATAAAGAGAACTATCATGGCTAATGTACAACTTTCAGATATTTATAACCCGTTAGTGTTTTCGGGTGCAGAACAAGAAGCACAAGTTGAGCTTAACGCGTTTTTAGCGTCAGGTGTAATGGTTGAAGATCCTCGCTTAACAGCTATGGCTTCAGTTGGTGGCAACATAGGCGAGCTACCATTCTTTAAGCCTTTAGGGACTGAAGAACCTAATTACTCAGATGATGTTACGGGCAATAGCTCAACAACTAAGAAAATAACTAGCGCGAAAATGATTTATCGTTTAGCTAGCCAAAACCAGTCTTGGTCTGTAATGGACTTGGCGGCAGATTTAGCTTTACAAGATCCAGTTGGCGCCATTACTGGTCGAATCGGTGCTTATTGGGCTACCTCATTAGAAAGGCGCGTAATTCAATCAACTATGGGCATCTTGAGCGATAACGTTACAAATGACTCCAGTGATATGGTTGAAAATATTGCAACTGATGCTGCTGGCGCGATCACCGATGCTGAGCTTATCAGTAATGATGCAATTTTAGATGCACAACAAACTGCTGGAGATCATCAAGGTAACTTTTCAGCTATTGCTATGCACTCTGTTGTTTACAGTCGCTTACGTAAGCAACAATTAATTACATTTATTCGTGATGCAGATAACAACACTTTATTCCAAACCTACGGAAATTTACGTGTAATTGTTGATGATTCTTGTAGTGCTGTAGCTGGTGCAAACCGCGTAACATACACAAGCGTTTTATTTGGTAATGGTGTGATCGCTTCAGGTATGGGGGCAACTCAAAACCCTAGCGAATTAGACAGAAACCCAGAAAAGGGCAACGGTGGCGGTCAAACAGACTTGTACTCTCGTCGTGCTGATATTGTTCACCCGCTAGGTTTTCAGTTCACATCTGCGGCGGTTGCTGGTCAATCTGCTACATATGCAGAACTTGCTACAGCGGCTAACTGGGATCGTGTTTGGGAGCGCAAGAACATCCCAATGGCGTTTTTACAAACCAACGGTTAATAACTAAAAAGGGTGTAAAAGCCCTTTTATTTTAAAGGTGTATAGATGGAAGATTCAACAAAACACAATCAAGCTATCTTTAAAGAGTTAGCTAAACTAGAAGCTAAAATTGTGGATTTAAAATCACAAATGAAGCCTATAGAGCTACCAAAGCAAGCGAGCCTTAATGAGTGTAACGCCCTAGCAAGAAAAGCTAAGACCATTCCACTCAAGATAAACCCCAAGCTAGTAGCTGAAGAAGCTGGCTTTACACACAAATAAATAAAACCCTCCAAGCGAGGGTTTTTTATTGCCTTTCATTTAATGCTACAATAAGAACAAATAAAAGAGGCTTTTAAATGAGTACATATAAATCGCAGACAAACCCTGAAGAAATACTTAATCATTTGCTTGTTGAAATAGTCATAGCTAATGGAGGAAGTGTTAACAGTAACGACAAAATATCATTATTACAAAGCTGGCTTACAGCGATAGGAGGCTAACATGCCAGGTGTAAATAAATTACTTCAAGATATACTTTCGGCCACTATATCAGGCGGTGGAGGCTCAGGAACTAACGGTTTTATTGATTACAACGACACGTCAACCTCAATAACGCCAATAACGCTAATAGGTAATACGTGGACGACAATACCAAACGACGGTCTAGGTGCGTTCACTAATAAAACTTTTTCTCCTAGCGGTATAGCTGAGTTGATGGATGTGTCTAACGGAAAAATTGATCCTACAGAACTTGAATTAGGGTCATCTTTGTTGATAAGAAATGATTACACGGTTACGCCAAACACTAATAACTCACTATTAGAGTTTAGATATACACTTGGCGCTGGTGGCGGGGCTTATACCTTGGAAAAAATAGTTGGTAGATTGGATAGTGGGTCGGGTATCGGCTACCGTCGTGCGTTAGTTCCTGATTTGATTTACATGGGCGACTTGAATACAAAGGATAACTTAATAGGTTTAGAGGCTAGGTTGAGTGCTGGCGGAACGCTGGTTAATGCAGGAACAGTTATACAGGTGATAAGACAATGAGTATTGTAATATATAAAGATAGTTCAGCTAACGCTATATTTATCGAAGACGCGAA